AAATCCATGACCTGTTGTGTTGTCATTGTATAAAGGTACTTCCAAACGTAACCGTCAGTAGGACCAGTATACACACCAGAAGCATAGTTATTTGCTGTAGTAGGCATATCAGATGCGTTACCACCACCAGAAACTACATCTTCCTTATTGTAAAGGCACTTAAATACTTCGTAGTTATTGTTCATTACATAGAACTTAGCAGCTCCTAAAGAAGTTGCTCCTGTAGCAGCAGCCTTTGCAGTACCACCTGAAGCAGGTGCAGCACTGTAGTCAGGCTTGTACATATCAAACTTAGGGTTGGTAACTGTGTTCCAGTTATAACGTGAAACTACAGAAACAACATTGGATGACTCTACCCTTTTAGCAGCAATGAGCTCGTCATAGATACTCTGCTTCTCTTCTTGGTTGTCTAAAGGAGTAGGTGCATTCGTTTCATCGGCAATACGATACACACCCGCTTTAGCTTCAGCACCAGTATCAGAACCACCTGTATATCCCTTAAGTAGATTACCAGCAGTCGGAGTACCAGCAGCAGGGGTAGGAGAGTAAACAAGAATTGAATTAGGATTTACCTTACGGATAGTTGCCTTCCATGTGGTAGATCCATATGCAGTACCACCAGCAGCACCAGAATCATACACTTCTTCACCGACATTAAATGCAGTAGCATTAGCATTGTAGATCTCTAGATACGAATCCCATTGATCCGAACGACCAACGAAGAAATACATTCGTGCACGATCCGCACTAGTATCGTTTGCACCTTCCGTAAGGGATTCTAGAAATTGTTGTGCATTAAAAATGCGAAACTTTTCTGATATGATTGCCGACATAATTGAAAATTGGGTAGTTTTGTACTACAGGATATCCGAGTTATTTATATTTATACTTGTCTAACTACAGTTCCTGCAGTTTCAGTTGTTAGACCTGAAGGTTGAATAGTATCTGAATTACCGTAGTCAACGATGAAACGATCAGATAATTTTGAACTATAAGCGATACGGAACTTACCAACTTGTATCACACCTGTTGCATCAAATGCAGCAGTAGTTGATACCATAACATTAGAATCAGTCCAATCGAAGTCAGTATCTAATAATGTTGCGAAATGAACTGCTGTTGTGGAAGTACCCATACCAATAGTAGGAGCAGTGGAAGGAGTTGTTAACCTAACTGTACCAGTCATTGATAATGTATTATCAAGCTCAATCTGTTTAATGGAATTGGTCAACGATGTAGTTGTTCCCATTGCGGATTGTGTAATAGCATGAGGTGTAGTCACATGAATCTCTGTTGCTCCAACAGAAACTTTATTCTCTCTAACGAGTTGTTGAGTGACTTTTAATTGTTCACTCTGAGAAGACGCTGCAGCAACACTATGAGTAAACTCAAATGCTAACTGTGTTGCTTCCCCAACTAATGATGTAGTATTTAGAGCACTAAGACCAGTTATAGTGTCTTCAATTTTACGGAGATATTTGGTATCGAACTGTCTGGTCTTCTTGATGATATCATAACCACGAGAGACATTAACAATAGGAGCAGCAGAATATCCACTACCACCATCAGTAAGAATAACATCAATAACATTACCACCATCAACAATAACCTGTGCTTTAGCACCACCACCATTTAGATCAACTGGTTCAAATGTTAATATTGGTGGTGTATCATAATTATGAGCTTGTGGATTAGAACCAAGAACAGTTTTATTCCAATTCAATGATGTTACAGTATCCCCAGTAATAACTGCCGTAATATCAAGACCTTCACCTTTAGTATCACCATTATAATTGCTAACAGAGATAACACCTACATTATCACCTATTTGCGTATCTTCAACATGACTCAATGATTTAGATTCTCTAGGAGTTAGTTTGACTGTTCTATAATCACTCTCACCATCGATCTTAATATGATCACCAGGTTCTAATGAGGTTATAGTAGGTTTAACCCTATCATACAACCAAGAAACACTATCCTTCCTAAGAACTCTACTACCATCAACATCATTATATGTAACTGCTGTGGTAAGAGCAGATAAATCAACCTCAGTATAAGATGCAGTCTGAAGATCAGTATTTGCAGCAATTCTTAGAGGTTTGGTAAGATCAATCTTAGGATTCTGAGCAATGAGAGTAACATCCCATCCACTAGCAGTTTGGTTGTACTTTCTAACCATACCAATAGTTGTATATACATCAGGTGTTGGCCAAGAGTTATCTGTAAACTGATAAACTACTGCACCATCTCTAACACCTGAAATGAAAGTAGCATATTCTGCAGAACCACCAGTAACTGTAATAGTTACTTCATTAAAGAAACGATCTGGTTCTACATTAAATGCATCTAATAACTGATCGATAGAAGTACCTGTTAATAAAACTACACTAACACTCTGACCTTTCTTTAAAGCTTGACTGAATGTAATACTAGATTCGTTTATAATATATGCAGTATTCCTCTTCTGTAATATTCCATCGATATAAACAAAAGCAAATCTATCATCATCAATAACTACTACATCACCAGTCTTTTCATCTCTCATAATAAATGGACCAGTAGCAGATCCATTAAAGTTCTCTTCTTGTAAACCCATTCTCACATAACCACCAATATTATGTGCAAAGAACTTATCTACAGCAAGAGGTTCTTGAACAGTTAGTGTGTTTAAATTCTGCTTCCACTTAGGTGCTTCTGAAAATATAATTCTATCAGGATCACTAGCACCAGCAGCTCTCTTAATATAATAAGAATTCAATCTAGGGAATGTTTCATCATACTTAGCATTCTGGAAAATACCATTGATACCAACTATAAGGTTATGTTCAACCTCAGTTTTTACTGGTGTATTATCAGTATAATATAACTCAAACTCTTTATTTTCATTGTTGAAATAATCTGGTAGGGACTTAACTACTGTAGTACCATTCAATATAGATTCAACATTTAAGAACAACGAATTTAAAGCAGATACTACAGTATCACACTCAGTAAATACATTATCCTTAGAAAGAATGTTTATATTAGTTAATGTTCTTAAAGTAGTCCAATTACCAGTTCTTTGATTATTATCTTCAATCTTGGTGAATAGGTTTGGACCTTTATCAATAGTCTTAGTAACTATTTGAATATAACTATTCAATGCAGATTCTACTTCAGCACAAGTTGTTGAATAAGGACCGTTAGGATCAGCAAGAATAGTAGTATCTTCATAAGGAACAATAGTAGTGTATGTGCCAGTTGGAAGATTGTTCTTCATTGCCTCAACCATAAGTTGAGTTGCTTTTGTGTAAGCAGCAATACTTTCTGCCTTCTGATCTACTATATGATTAAGTTGATTCTTGTAATAATATTTCTCACCAAAATCAACAACATTCCAATTACCACCATATCTTATATGATATATCATTGCATCTATAAGATATTCAGTATCTCTTTGACACTTATCTTCATCAGGTATTACTAAGTTTGGATATGTTGCTTTTGTCCAACCAATAGTCTCTTCTGAAATATACTTCTTATTTCCTTCAATAAGCTTAGCAGCATCCATAAACTTACCATTATTAATTCTACTGAATGAGAAGGTTATCTCATCAATATTATTGATAGTAGAATAAACAGTTGTAGTTGCTCCAATACCCACGTTTAGTACACCACCAGTAGAAACAGTAATAGGACCGTAATTGGTGGTTCCACTGTTATTAACAACTGTACTAATATTTTGAGCTGGGTATGCAATGTTTGCTGCTTTAGAAACTTTAATCTGTGTAGAACTTACTATCTCAGTAACAAAAGTACCTTCATCAAATTGATTACCACTACTTACATTCATTCCTACGCATATACCCAGAGTAGAAGGAAGTGTAATAACATCCTGTCCTTGAGATACAGTACAATTCTTAACTGATATATCCCAATTCCTTGCTGCAGCAATACACAAGTTCATTGTATACTTGTATGCTTCAATACTCTCATCTTTCTGTGCATCGATGTATGCTAATGAACCATCGTTAAAATACTTCTCAGCAGCATCATACGTTGCAGAGTTACCACCAAATCTTAGATCATGTTCATAAGCATCTACAATCAATCCAATATCACGTATACACTTAGACTCTAGTGTATTCCAAGTAAGTGATGGATACTTATCTTTAACATATCCAATCGCCTCTTCTTGAATGAAATTCCTATTAAAACGCAATTGATTAGCAGCATCAATCCATGTACCTTCTTTTTGGAAGATAGGTCTAACCTTCTTCAAATACTGAAGGTTCTTGGAAGATTCCTTAAATTGGAACAACCTTCCAATAAACTTAGTTGCTGCAATTGTGTTATTACCTTCTTGTCTAATACCAAATGGTGCTGTAGCAAAAGTAATCTTATCACCAGATACAGTATAAGCAGTCTCTGGTTCTTGTAATACTGCATCTAATGTTATGGTTAAAGCCATAGCATTATATGGAGTTATTGGATTGTTAGTAGCAGCATCAACAATAGTAAACTCTCTTGTACCAGAGATATTACCATACTGATCAAAAGTACCATCAAATGCTGGAGTAAGTTTAATCTCCTTAGCAATCAATCCAGATGTATCACTTGCTTTTTCTGTAAGGGATCCTTTACCCCTTAATACATTAATATCTTCGGATAAGTTTACAACAGTCTGATGATATCTCTTAGTATCATTAATACTTGCATTGTTACTGGTTTCATCCCAGAGTCTTAATGTTGAAACTTGAGTAGTCTTAGAATTATTACTTACCTTTACATCTACTTTCGCATCTATATTAAGCTCACCAAACATCTTAAATCCAGCTGGATGAACTGAATCCTTAATAAGATCTCTCCAATCTTCTATTTGTTTCTTAGATTCAACAACATAAGAATAATCTTGATAGAACTTATTATCTGCTATCTTGTGAGTTCTTACACCAACTTTACCCTTATCTGATGCAAAGGTTCCTAGATTATCATAATAAGATCTTAAATCAATAGAAAACTCTGCCTTCTGAACAGAAACTATTGTGCCAGTTGACTTACTGGCACTACCAGTAAGAGTTTGACCTATAACAAACTCACCTTTAGTTACAGATACCTTAAGAATATTGGATCCAATTCTCCATCCACCTTTAGTAACAGTACCTTCTGCAAGTCCAGAGGTTACCTTCTCTCCACTTAAGAAATCATCTGTTGTGTCTAAGATAATAACATCACTTGCCTTATGCTTTCTTAATATTGAAGTATCATTCCAAATTCCAGATCCATTAAACTCAAGTTGTACATTCTTTGGAGCTCCTATAGAAGAACCCAAAGCAAATATTCTAACATCACCTTCAACAACTTTAAGTTCTGGTTTATATGAGTAGTTCTTTCCTTTGTTTGTTACAATAACATTTGCTATTCTGTTATCAGCAGTTTTTAGAACATCAAACCTTGCTTCAGATCCATCACCATCAACCACAACAACTTTTGGTTTAGAGTAATTAAATCCAGCTTTGTTAATTGTAACACCAACAATATTCTTTTCTACAGGATCCCATTGTGCCGTAACATCGGCGGCTCTACTGCTATCTAATTCTGCTCCCAATACACCAGGAACTTTTCTATAACCAGAACCAAGATTAGATACCTCAACTTCAGCAATACCACCAGTTGCTCCTTTGGATTTAGTGGTATACTTAATATTACCAGTTCCATACCACGCAGGATTTTCTGTTAACTCATAAACAAATCTATCAGTTGTAACAAATGATACTTTAACTCCTGTACCAGTAGACTGAGTAGAAGATGTGAGTGCATCAGAAATTAACTTCTGTCCTTGTAATGGATCATTGATAAGCTCAATATAATTGTTATTATCAACAATACTTGTAGATGGACCTATCCTTATTTCTTTAGTTCCATTTACCATTGTTCTCACAATAGACTTATAATAATACCGTTGATAAGTTCTAGGTACTCTATTAGTCAATATACCATCAAGCTTAACATCACCAAGTCTAGCACCATACCCAAACTTAACATATGAATATGATCCAGTACTACCAGGAGTACCAATATTAACAACCTCTGGTGCAATGATGTTATCATTCTGACTAGGAGATATAATAAACTCAGATTCTGCGTTTGTGTAATGACTTAAATCGAATCTATATTGATAATACTCTTGTATCTTAAGATTAGGTGATATTTCATATGGACCAGAAACAGACGAAGATATTTTTGTTACAATCTTATAATCTGTAACACTGTCAATATCAATCAATTTCTTAGGTTCACTTTCATCAAACAGTGTAGCTCGATCTGATAGTTTGTATGGTGCAAAATCTCCATTCGCAAAGAATCCTTGATTATGTTCCACAATCAATTTGTTATTCTCAAATGAAATGATCCTAGGGTCTAATGTTGTACCTGTAACAGGGAGAAATTCTCCAACAGTAAATCTATAACTAGATCCGTATAATGTAACAACTTCATTGTCGTAATGATCTATATCACTAGTATTATTTTGTGCCCTTGTGACAGTTACTGATTTGGTAGACTCTGATACAGAGTTTATCTTAACAATCTCATCACCTATTGATAGAAGATCATTATTCGCTAATCCACTAATAGAGTCTAGTTTTAATACAGTCTCACCAGTAGCGAATCCAATATGATCGACTACTAAACGTAGACGTTGGGTATTAGTAGAAGCACCTGATCTGTTTAATGCTGTATCTTCAACAGTAAGAATATCACCCTTAACATAACTAGATCCTTTAGTTGTAATTGTAAGAGATTCTACATATCCCAATCCTGTACTATCAACATTCTTTACAACTATAGTTGCTTTTGCATTATTTGAGTCTCCAACTTTTCCTAGATCGGTTCTAGCAGCATTCTGATTAACAAATATAAGCTCTACATCCTCATATGTGTTTGCTGCATAGTCAGCACCAGCATTAACCAAATCAGCTCTTCCTAATCCAGGATCATCAATCTGTGTTGATAATGTTAGTGACTTAATATCAATCTCTTGTGTTGCTCCTAATTGAACATAGTAAGTTGTTGTCGATATAGAATCATCAGGATCTATTTCAACATATACAACATCACCTACACCAAGTGCATGATCACCATCAGTTTCAACTAATGCAATATTTGTATTAACAATGAATGGTATTAAACCCGTACTTAAACTTGTAGTTGATAGTATCTCTGCACCAACTGTGTTTAATAAATTATTACTTCTGAGGAAGTATCCTGCTTGTTGTGTAAAAGTACCAGATATAACCTTAAGCTTAACAGAATTTCTTCTATCTGTTGATTCTATAACTTCACCTGTTGCTATTATAGATGGTGGGTCAGTTTTATTAACAGTACCATTAGTCAACTCTATAATTGCACCAGCAGTAAATGTAGCATTCGTGTTGAGAATGATATTAATACTTAATGTTGTAGAGTCAAATAAACCTGTTTGATCAAATGTTCCCGTAACATCTTCTAAAACTAAGATCTTACCATCAAGAACATCACCAACAACTTTACCAGATACTCCAGATGATGCTTGTGTTATTGTATCTCCACCAAACACATAGCAATTTTCCGTAACTTGAACCTTAGCTACTCTCTTTGCATCTGTAGCTTGTAGTTCCTCCACGTTATTTCCTTTAACTGCGGAAATGGTTCCAGCAGCATCTACACCACCAGTACCAGTATCATCTAGAACAATAGATGAACCAACCTTAAAATTATCAGATGAGTTGTATACCTGAAATGCGTCTAAACTCCCAGAAGAAACGTCTTTAACAATCCCCCTAGTCTTACGACCATTATCAGGTGTATCGACCCCACGGAGGCGTACAGCGTCCATTGGGAGATCATTCTGTGTTTGATTCTGATCGTAGTTAGCAGCAAGAGGTAAAGAATAGAAATTTTCACCAATCAGATATGGAAATTCTGGATCACCTAGATTATCAAATGTCGCAAAATATGCGTATGTTCCATCTGGGTATTCTGGTGTTACACAATATCTTCCGTTATTCCTATCTACAGTTCCGTATCTATCTGCGTAATAATAATCTTGTATGAATGTTCCTATCGGATATGTAACAAGAGATGGTCCATTTGATCTAGTTCCATACCTCAAATATCCTGATTGCATCCGCACAATGCTACTAGAAGAGTCTATAGGATCAGAATATCCGTAAGGACCGTATATGGGATTACCATCATACGCAAATCCAATGATAGGAGAATGATTAGTTCCCGTATCATTTCCTCTAAGTGTTGGTGGATATGAGACAGTACCATAATTTTGATATCCTCTTTCATTAAGATGAGATATTCCCCATTCAGAATCTAATGTCTCTTCTACAAATCTATTTTTGATCCACTCATATATTGAAGAGCTTGCAAGTGCACCAGAACCACTTGGTATAACTTGGATTACAACATTTCCTTCACTATAGAAAGATCCACCATTTACTTTAACACACTCAGATATTTGTCCAGTAGCAGACACATTAGCAGTATACTCTGCATATCTACCTCTTCCTAAAGCATCAACTATTCTAATGGTTGGAGGAGCAGAATAGTATTCACCTGGATCAGTAACCAACAAGCTTGTTATTGCTCCTCGTGTAATCACTGGTGTTAATACAGCATTTCTACCAGATACAACTTCAACAATAGGAGCAGCAGTATACGAACCAGCATCATCTATTTTAATTGACTCAACTACACTACCAGATAATACAGCAGTTGCTTTATATGGTTCACTATTAATAAGTACATAAGGAGGTCTAGAATAACCACTACCCTGTGTAGTAACATCAATCTTAGTAAGTCCACCATAAAAAACACCATCTTGATGTTTATGTGTGTATACTAGAGAACCATCTACTAATATACCAAAATCTTTTCTTGGAGTCTTATATACTTCAGTAGTTGTAATAGCATTCTTCCTAATAGTCCTCAAGAAAGATTGCTCAACAACTGTCTTAGTAGAAGGTACTGTCTGATTAAAGAACATAGTTCTATTAACAGGTACACCACTAGTACAGATATAATAATTGTTATCATCACTAAAGATTCTCTGTATACCAGGTACAACATCGTTTACAGATGCTTGAGTTCCAGCATCCCCTGATAAAGCTGTATAAGTTGCATCATCATTAGGTAACCACCTAACCGTACCATCACTCTTCTTGATCTTAGGATCAATTGTATCAAATCCCGATTCCTCTACAACTAAAGGTTCACCCTCAATACCATAAGGTGTTGAAGTAGTAGGTGATAAATTATAAACTACACCAAGTGCTATAAACTCAACATTATTCCCTTTAACTCTATTATCACTATAAGCTGACTGTCCTACATTGTGCGTTCTAGTTAGCTTTCTATTCTTAATCTTAAATTGACGTATAGTTTTACTAGAATACTCAATAACTTCACCATCTATAAATATCTTTCCTTCTTTCTCCCACCCAAAAGTAGAATCAACATCTATAACATCTCCTGTTTGATCAGAAGAATCAATTGCCTTCTTAAGAGTAGTCTTATTTGCTATAGTGAATTGATTATTGATTGTAGATGGAGCAAGAATCAATTCCCATACATTACCTTCTACCTTCTTTATATTATCAACTACAGCAGAAGCATAACTATCTCCACTTTCAGTAATAACTTTACCGATTAAATCTTTAGGATCACCACTTGTAATAACTACCTTTAAAGCATGAACATTGATCCAATCAGACTCTGATGATTTAAGTGTATTATCTTTTGGAAAATATACATCACTATCTTCACTACTTACAAGAGAATTGAAGATAAACTGAATAGAACGCTTAGTACCTTTTGATTTGTAGAAAGAAGAGATATTCTTTATAAGGGTTCTCTTATCAATCTCGCCACGCAAATACTTTTCGGGGATACCAGCAAGGTATTCCGACTCAAAGCTTTGTACAAGGGCATATAGGAACAGATTACTGAGGTTTTCTACCTTAACATCTGCTGCATGTGTATCTGCAGTAGTAGAAACATATGTACTGAGCTTGTAAAGATCTCCAAGTTCAGTATTACCACTTACACCTCTAGCAACACCATTAAACTGATTAGATGTCTTTGATGTATAAAAGAAAATTTCATCATCAACCTTAGCAAGTCCACTATCAGGGAACCCTTCAGTCGATAGTACATTTATACTAGTATCTGAGATCCCAGTTATACCAACGGTTTTCGAGGACTGTGTTAGAAGCTCTTTGTCGTAATAGTTAATATCACGATATTTTGTTAAATTTGCAATAATGTCTAAAACACCACCACTAAGCTCTTGTTGAGCATAGTAAGATTTGAGGAACTTTACAAAGTACTCATAGTCCTCTACGATGAATCCAGGTAACTGACTTTCAATCAGTGCCGAGATATTTTTAGACTTTACGTTCATTCTGGAACTGCACTAAAATTGGATTTGGAGATATCAACGTCAAGATATAGTTCTCGTACAGCATCTACATCTCTTGATGCAGGTTCTACACGGATTTCAATTTTATTATCAGTAAAACTACCCTTAATGATTGTAAGATCATATAATTTAATTTCACCGTGAGTGTAATTAATATCACCCACACCTTTCTTAAGATATACTTTCTCACCAGTAAGGGAATTCAGTCTATATAGGTCTATTTTACCAAAGGTATCATCCTCCAAATACACTGTGAAGGAAGGATACTCACTGACTACAAAACCAGTTGACTTCATTACTGAAGCATCACAAGACTCTTTAAACGCATTTACAAAACAAAGTTCATAATAATAAGTAGAATTCAATGCAGGATAGAAATCCTTTCTAAGAGTTACATTAGTGAGGTTTGAGTTAATAGAACCATCCGCACCATCTATAACTGATGCAAATCTACTGTGACGGAATTTACCATTAAACTTTTCTGTCTCTGCAGAAGAAATATAATCTTCAACTGCTTTAATAACTTTAGATTGAATTTCTGCTTTACTTAAAGTGGTTTTGGAAGTTTTGAAACTTATTGTTGAATTAAGCTCGATATAAAGAATAGAAGGATCAACAATTACAGGTGTAACAGAAGCAACTGAATAATTCTTCAAAGCTTTGACTATTTCATTCTTAGTAAATGCTGAAATAGTACTAGCATTCTCTGGTTTAATCGCAATCTTTACTTTTCCAAATTCAGGAGGATTGTCTTCCTCTCCACCAAATGTAATGATATCTGATATAGAAGCATAAACCTTCTTAATAATAGAAACATAGTCATCTGCTGTAACTGCCCTATCCTGGGTCGCAAAACTCTTTGGAGCTTGCTTCTTGATGGAAGAGACTGATTCTGGATTAGCACCCCCTGTAGAGGCATTTACTAGGGTTACAGAGGTTGCATAAGGAAAGCTGTTACTAGGATTAATCTTATCATGTATCAAACCAGAGAAACTAAATGTCTTTGCTCCATTTGTAGTATCTGCAGATGTAGTAAGATAGGTTATCTCTACAAAACTACCATTTTCTAACTTTTTACCAAATACTCCATCACCAAAAAAGATTTCATAGTTCTCATCTTCTATTTCCTCTACGAAATAGACTTCTGATGTACCATCAAGGTTTAAAATGTTATCTGCACTACTAAATGTTAAGAAAGATGTATCTCCTTGCTGTTTATACACCTTTACACGAATGGTTGATACATCTGTACCAGTGTTATTGATAATAAAACGCTGATTCTTAAGAGCAGTGTTGATTGTGTAAGACTGAGTTAATAAAGTACCTTGAAATATATCGATTCCCTCATATGTTGCTGTATTATTAACAAGAGGAGTTTCCTGATCTTCAATTACAACATATTGATATAGAGTATCATCGAAATTAGTAACAAATCCTGTTCCTTGCTTTAGTACAAGTGTATCAGGACTAGCACCACCACCCTGATAATTAACTGTAAAATCAATAGTCGCTTTTGGAGCAGTTGCTGATCTAGGTCTATATCCAATTTGCTTTGCTAAGCTTACAACATTGTCTCTTAGAGTAGCGGAGTCAAGAAACATTTCATTTACCACCATATTGGTGTTAAATGCTGTATAATAAGTGTTGTATGCTAAAACATCTAAAAACGTAGTAATAGCAGACCCTTCAAAGTCATAGTCAGTAAAATCTGACTGTGCTCTCATGTAATCTTTAAGTGCGGCTTTAATATCCGCAAAGTCTAAATTAGCAACTTGAGTATAGGGCATTATCGGGTACGATTAAGGAAGAACTCAATATCTTGAGGTGGAAGATCATCCCTACCTGTAATAGAGAAAGCTAGATGCACTTCAAATCCATTACTATCAAAATCAGGCATTACACTAAGTTCAAGTATATTAACCCTAGGTTCATATTCGACTAAACAATCTTCCACCGCAGTCTGAACAAGACCTGCCGTAGCATAATCTAATGGTTCAAACAAATAGCTACGGACACTAGATCCAAAGTCACTGTTATATAATCTTTCTCCCTTCTCTGTAAGAAGGATATTTAATACCGCTTGCTTAATAGCAGCATTCTCCTTCTTCACAAGTAGATCATTCGTGATCTTATTTCTTGTGAAAGAAAGAGAAAAGTCCTTAAACTTTGTAACGGTAGGCATCAAGCATAGTTTGAGTAATATATTATGTATATCACTTTACTGGTCTTAACATGCGAGGATCTCCATCTCCGCCATCTCCACTCACATCAAACGCTATAGACACACGAATACCATCTGTCTCATGAGGAGGAACCCAGTGTGGTACATCTGCAGAGAATATTATAAGATCTCCCTTCTTATTCTTTAAATGCACATCCTCGAAAACCTTTGGCTTCATTTGTAAGTTGAACCATATACCCTCTGTAGGACCACCACAATATAGAACACAGGATGCCCATGTCTGTTTTGGACCATTAGAAGCTGAAGCATCTCTATGAGCATGAAAACCGATACCTTCACCCTTTCTGAAAGTATTTGCCCACATTCTTACATTCAATCCAACATTAAAAATTCTGCGGATTGCAGGCATCATAATATTGTAAATGACTGGATCATCCAAATAATTATAAGATGCTGCTCTACCACCAAGGGCATCTGTTTCTTTATAGTATGAGAATTGTCCTAGAACAGCAGCTTCATCAGGACCAGTTGATTTAACGTATTCTTCTGTTTCTATAACACGATTGTATAATATATCGCATTCAGCTTCAGATAACCAATTAGGTATGATCTGATGCTCAAGCCCCTTCTGTTCCATGTGGATATAGATCTTCAGTTTTATATTTGTTAATATCTCTCTTCTTGGTCTTCTTTAACCAAACATCTGCATCTGCTTCTGTGAGCAGAGTACTGTCTTCTTCTTCTGGTCTAGGGTTGTATAAATCTTCCATTGTTTTTAGTGGTAGTTTGGTAGACCGCCTGGTGGTGGACCTGATATGTGTACTGTATCTAACCTTACATCTGTTACGTTAAAAGACATTGATATTCTTTCAACATCACTATGATAAGGATAAACCAGATGCCATAGATAAGAAGGAAACAAATACATATTTCCTGTTTTAGGGTGTATCACAGCATGTTGACTATTATGTATTATGTCTAAGCATCCTGCTGTTTTAAATTCAAACCCATTTGTTTCTCTTTCTTTTTCAAGCTCCTCTGGTATATCTAAGAAAGCAACTGCACTTATAATACCATGATGATTGTGCATGGGATTAAACTCATGCATAGCTGAAAAATTAACCCATGGACCTTCCCCTAGATTAAAATTGACACTATGTTCAGTTGGATCTAAGAATCTATCTGATTGCTTTCCATCCTTACAACAACGATCAATTCCTGTTTCTCTATCATAACACCCCTTAAGGTAATTAACTATATGGGGTCTAACAAGGTCACAAAATTTTCTTTGTGGGAATGGTGCATATCTTTGCTGATCTATATTCCCGACCAACATATCCCTTGCATCTTTAGAACCTCTCATAGTGTCAAGGTTCTCAAGGAGAAAGTTTAAAAAATCTCCCTTTATATCACCTTTATACACTAATGGTCCAAATGGAATAAAGCATTCATATGATTCAGGATCTAAATCCTCAACCATCTTCCAATTCTGTTTCACTTTTTTTATTACTATTGGTTCTGATTATTTCTATTTCTCTTAAAACTTTGTCTAGCAGTACAAGCATTGTTTCTATTTTCTCTTCTTGCTTAATTACTGTTTCTTTAGTCTCTTCGACACCATCAAGCTTAAGTAGAATATTATTAAACCCCTTAGAGATTCTATGTAACATCTCCTGAGTTTTATCGGGTGGATTATCTGGCCACTCATAATCTGGATCGATCATACCACCATCCCATGCTCTCTCCCAAGCAGCATCAATATACCTCTTATTAGGATCATACGTCTGAGCAGCAATAGATCCTGCAGGAGGATGGTAAGCTGCCTTTAATTGATCTATTGTTGGGCGTATGCTATCAGGAGCAGAACTCACAGAGATATTATAGTCGGGGTCATGTGGCGACCCCGTATTTTCAGTAGTCATAATAGTTTATATTCGGAGCTTTCGGCGATAGGCGATTACTCGCTTGCCTCTGGATTATACTTCTCACGTTCATCGGTATCTACATTACCGTCCTTATTATCATCCCAGTCGTCTCTATACTGGAGATTCTTAGGTTTTCCAACCACATAGTTGAACTCAGTCATTTTCTTCCTTGTCCTCGGTAGCGTTTCTTAGCTCCATTACGAGAGCTGGCACTGTATTTAGTATGCTTCCCCATTCCCTGTCGAGACTTCTTGGGTATTGCCTCTACATAATCGCCAGCACTCAATGATCCTTTAGCTCTCGCCATATTAATATTGCAAAGTACTTATATTATAACACACCCGTCAACTAGTGATGACTCTGATTGCACCTGCAGCACCTACACGAATGTTAGTACCAGCATTTAAAATATCTCCCATCTTAGCAAGACTCTTACCATTAATTAATACCTTGGGTGAACCTGATGCAATAACTGTTCGGTCATTACTGCAAGGAGATGGATTAGACGTACAAGTCATTCCAGGACTGTTAGGCATTTTATCTCCATTCCTGATAGGTTGAAAACCATTAATCAAAACTTTCACTTCGGAAACGGTAGGGGTCATCGTGAACGGAGAGCCTGCACATGGACAGGAAGCACCTGTATCGACTATTCCTTTATAAAGTGTTGGGGCAGACATTAGAATTATAGCGAGGGAGTGTTAATATCATCCAAGTATACCGTAGGAGGCTTTCTCTCAAGACTGCTAAGGCGAGCTTCGACATCTGTGAGACGTACCCCATGATTTGTCCGAGGGGCGGCATGGGAGTTTTCTTCAAGCTTACGAAGTCTTTCTTCTACACTATCTAGGTACTCTGCTACCTTTATATGTGTGGGAGATTCAGGTGGTCTGTACATCAATGTAGGAGTCTCCAATGCTCTCACTCTTTGGAGTAGCTCTGAGACTTGGTTCTCTAGGCGTTTGGTCGGACTGAGTTGATTGGTATCTTGCTGATGCTGCATGGTCGAAGTAATCACAGAATTGGTCAAAGTTATTGAGTGCCTCTTCATATGTCCAAGAGGATGGACTTTTTTCGGGATTTTTTGTCACGGAAATTTTTTCGGAATTAGGGGTTTTGAGATTTCAATTTTGTAAAAATATTTATATGTCGTTGGGATACTTTTGTAGGTTAGCTCTTTTGAATTTTCGCTCGGGCCATCGGGGCATACAAAAAAGGGGGCAAATCACTGCCCCCTGTGAAATCCTTATGCCTCCACGTCCATCCATCTGAACTGTGAAATCGTGCCGACTCTCCAAATTGTGATTGGTTCGCCGATCTCCTGTGACCAGTTGAATGCCATGTCGGACGCTGCTTCAAATCCTGTTGCAACAAATTCACAAATCATGTCGTTGAATTCGCCTGTGGATTTTGGTTGAATTGCCCAAGTGGTCATGCGTTGGATCCCTGTGTTGTTTACTCTATTATTATACATGGTCAGTCTGCAAATACAATGGTCGGTGATGAATCGTTTACAAACTGTTGCACTTTATCTTGCTGTATCTTCACCACGGTCTGACTGTTCTTGTTTGCCTTGCTTAGTCCAAGCATTGCCTTGATGCCATTGTTAGATGTGCATCTAATACGTAGACCAATATCAACACCAGACCCAATGTCATTTATATCTTTGCCTGGTGCTGAGAATATAATCTTAGCACTTGACTTGCCACGACCCATGACCACGTTGGCAATATATCCCTTGCTTAATAATTGTGCCAAGGGTGTGCGTTCATGGTCTATAATGAATAATGTGTCTTTGTCAGTGTCTGCCACTACCAGTTTGAATCCGTCTTGCTTATCGCATACCTGTTCCTGGAGAAACTTGGTAACCTGGGTCGGTGTGATTTTTGCGAGTGCTGCTTCACAGCATTTAGAATACCAATCACGGACTGCAGGGATATCGTGCTTAACGCTGTTTTCTCTAGAGTACTTAATGAATCTGAAGTACTCCGTAAATACGGTTCTGTCGATGATGCCATCTGTGTTAGAGGTGTTGATCCAATCAAACGACCCATTGGCAAGACCTTTCTTTCTTTTGATAGAAATGGGAACATTGCCTGCCATTGCGTCTGCTTTATTCTTTGTCCCTCCAAGATGAGTGACAGGGCAATCGAAATAATTACGATTGTTGAGAAGTTCAATGACAGCATGTTCATTAGCAATGCCTTCGTAATGGGTTGATCCGTTGGTTTTGTACATAGTGTTTGCGTGATCGACACGCTATAGGGTTGACAAGAAAAAAGTGACCTAGTGGCGGTCACTAATATTCCAACTGCCTGTTGGATGGGATTTGAACTGAAAACCGTCACGGTGCATAGATGTTAATGCTGCCATGACTGCTTTGTCTTTTAGGCATGACTCAGACATAAGAACTGAGTTGTCGAATGCTTTAATAAGTTTGTTGTTCATGTACTTATTATAATGGGCAAGGGGTGCTAATGGTCAAAGCTTGTGACACTTAGTAAGGTTGCACCTCTGCTCGCATTCCAAACAATAAAGATGATTCAATAAAGTCGAGTGCATGTTGATACGATTTGAAAGAGACTAGGCGAGGGTGGCGTTGATCGCCGACCCAATACCTGACTTTAGTTGAAGGTGTGCTCATCAGTTAAAAATGGCGTTGGTTTGCACTTGTGAGATAAGAACAGAGTCTTGTCTGAATTGCTTCTTGTATGCTGCTGCGATGCAGTTTAAAGATAGCATATGATCGTCAAGTTCACTGTCAGCGATCTCAATGTAAAAGATTTTAGTCTTTTCAAATTGACCTTTCCAGATGCCCTCGCCGTCAATGAATGTGCCATACTCAAAATGTGGCATGATTTCAGTCTTAATGAAATCGTTCATCATATGGTCAGTAACACTGCCTTCGTTAGGAATGTCTCTGCCCATTGTGAGTTCGAGTCTAATCATGGAATGATGAGAAAGAATAGTGGTGTGGAGTCTTCAAAACTGTCTTTTCAGATCCTAAGATCAGCAGTACAAGAGGTCTCCAAACATAAAGAGCAGTTTTCCACAAATGAATCAAAGATCATTTGATTGTTGCTCACCCCTGCCTTGCGTCTCCACATTTATATAATAACAAAAAAAGACCCCGTGTGGGGTCTTAGTGGTCACTTTGCGAACTGTCTCACATAGTTGTTGAGTTTAGTGAGATCTTGCAGTAGCATTGTAATCTCATAGTTGTGAATTGCCCATCTTGCCTTAATGTCTTGCATGTAGCGTGATGGGGTGATGAGTTTAGCAGATGAGGGGCGGCGTGGTGCTGAGACCTTGACTGCCTTGACTGCCTTAACTTTTCTCACTGTTGCAGTGACCTTCTTAGGGGTCTTGACTGGTGTTACCTTCGGTGCTGCAACCTTACGGGTGCGAGTCTTGCGAGGTGTTGCAACGGTCATGCGTGATATTCATTTGAACTCATTCATTCTACACGGTCATGGTCATTGTTACGAGAATCGTTACACTATGAAACAATATAAAAAATTCAGGCCGCCCGTGGTCAGTTGGGAGACTGTCCCAATGTGTGTTGTAATCCGTTACAATTGGATGATTTGGGGTCAAAATCGTGTATTATAAGAGTATGAAATTCACCGATCAGTTTTCAATCAATCTCACCTCGCAAGAGCATGACTTGATTCAAGAGGTCTTCTCATTCGCTTATTCAATGGATTTTGAAGAGCACAACGACCTCGAAACCTTCAACCGTGTTTGGGATAAAATCTCAAATGCCGATCACAAAATCCTTTCATCCGATTCTTAAATCCATGTCTCATTTCTCACATCCTCACAGACTCGAAAATCTTGCCGAGTCCATCTATGAAGAAATCGTCTCTGCTAATTTCAGAGACCTTGATAGGTCAGATGAGGAACTGGTCTATGCTATCGCTTGTGAACGTGCTCAAGTCGAGTACAATGATTTAGTCCATGACTACATGAACGGATTATGAAATTTGATCCGACTGACTGCTTATGTGCAATGTATGAAGATTACTGCATTGCACACGGTCTACCCCTAGTGTCTGCCGATGAGCAAGACATTTATCATCTGCCTCCAAAGCAACGTGCTTGGATGCACTCATTCATTACCATTTGGGATTCATTCCATGCCTGAACTAAACGACTGCACCTTCGACCAACTAATCGAAGATTATGCTGAGTTACAAGCGAATCGATTGCATGAAGATCCATCCAGTGCATATCAATTCATTTATGAAACTCTCATTATGCAATATGAGAGAATGTCTGAAAGGGAACTAATCGATCATGTAAATGAGATGGAAGACCCAGAGACTGCCGATGATCTAATCGGCACACTATATGGAATCAACCCTCCAGACTGCTTCATTGCAGACTGAGGGTTTTTCCACAGGTTTTTCCACAGGTCAGCTGACTAGTCCTGATACCCCACCTCAAGTGGGGTTTCTTCATGTTCGTAGTCCAGTGTGACTGGTACACGTGTACCATAGTATGCCAGTAGTTCTTCTGTCTGTTCTGCTAACTCTAAATCAAAATCCATCATTAAAGCTCCAGGTGTTGTAATACTAATTATAACATTTAACTGTTAAAATTGCAAATATTAAAAAACCGAGAAATCTCATTTTTTGAGAAATCTCGGTTTTCTTGGTTTTCTCAATTACTCATCTAATAGAGAATTGAAGAAATCTTGTGGGTACTCATGAGCATAAGCACTTGAGAAATTGCTGATGTGTCGTGATGTGGTCCTGCTCCACTTCTGTGATGTCTTAACATACCCTAGAGATGGGACATATGCTGCGACTGGGGTTTCATATGAGAAGAAAACCTCTTTACCGTCTGCAAATGATAGTTTAGACTGATTAGAACCGAGTTGGCGAAGTTGCATTGAATGAACGTGCTTTGTTGACTCTCTTAATATAACCGATCCTGGCGACAATGGGTGACAAAGTGGACACTAATTGAACTGTCACCCTCCATACCCATCATCATACGTATATTTGCTATCCTTAAACTTGCGAACAGATTTCTTCTTGCTTCGCTTGACGTTCTTTATATCATAATGGGCAGTTATCTCGTCTTGGTCTAAGTCTCGTTTGATATCATGGATATCATATGATTTGGACATGATGGGTTTATCGGAACACTAGTATTTATTGGTCTTTTTGGTGCTTTTCATCTAATTTAAGCACCTTTGACCTAATTTGCTTGTTAATAAACGAGCCAATGCTTTTTTCATTGTCTTTTAGTACGTTTTCCACAGATTTTACGAAGTTTTCCACATTATCTGTGGAATACTCGTATTCTTTGTCGATTTTGCTTTGAAATGTTACAAATACAGCTGAATCTTCGACTTTTATCCGAAATATTGCCGAACTGTTGATGTTTTCAAAGACATTAGTAGCCATTAGAAGGGTTAAAGGTTAAAAAGGAGCTTTTAAAGTTTTTAAGAAAAGTGAAAAAGTCATTTTTCTGACTTTTTGAGATTTCTGACTTTCTATATTATCATAATAACTCAAAAACGTGCAAAAATGTGCTGCTGTGTGCCACAAAAACTACTGGCACACGTTCGGTTGACTTTCGATGCATGGCGGCCTAAGACAGTATCAACAGAGCACATTAAGTATATTTTTTAATATATTTAAAAGGTTTTCCACAGGCAGTCAAATATCTGTGGAAAACTCAGTCATACCAATGTGCGGAACCTAGTATTTATGTACTATAAATTAAAGGTTTTCTCTGACCTTGAAGTACTTGTTAATTACATCGATTTGATCCTTGTACTTAGCAATGATATTCAATTCAGTCTCTATTGCTTCAGTAATATCTGAGTGTTCTCCAATACCTACTGGATTGCTTAGATATACCTCTACATTAGCAACATGTTTAGCAATATCACCCTGTGCATGTGCTAGTAGTGCCTTGATTAGTTGTTCTCTCATGTTTATCCTCCTCTAATTGTAGTTGACGTTTGACTTCAAATTGCATTGTTGTTAAACTATCTCTTAAGAAATGTTCGTATTCATTTCCTTCAATTAGATCACTTACATGTAATAGATGATCAGTGATGAATAACAGTCTTGCTTTCTTATTTAATATCATTGTAACATATTACACATAAGATGTCTAGCTGTTGTATTATTTCGTACCAGTTTGTTCATCCAGATTCTTTCTTCTAGACTTACGGGTACTTCTTTTGTTATCATTCGGCAAAGAATGTCTACTAGATCTAGTTTCTGTGATTTTGTTAACATCGATTCTGTCTCGTTTACGTAAGGGTGTACCAATTGGATCTTTCTTGA